TCTGTTGGGTTATCACCATTAACACCGCCTACACAGTTAATGAAACCAGCAGTTGCCGCTAACATATCTCTTGTAAGTTGATCTTCTGTTTGTCTTAATGACACACCTAATCTTGCAGCTGCTTCGTTTAATACTGGATCTTGGTTTTGCAAAGTGCATTTACTGTTACTTTTTAGTGACCAAATATTTTCAATTTGGCGGGATATGCCTCTTCGGGTTCTCCTCTCATACTCTCATATGAGATCGGACTGTCGCTTCATCCATTCGGACGTCCACTCGCCTCAGTCTCTCAGCGTGACATTCACTCTCTTTTATGGTACACTGTTGCTATATAATAAACACACAATGTAGGAGTATTAAATGCTTAATTTAAAGTCAGAAAGAGAGAAATTAATTTATTTAGCAGCCATTATCGATGGTGAAGGTTCAATTGGTGTAGAACTCTCTTCTCCGTGCACCGTTAAACGCAACGGGAAAGAAGAATGGCAAAGAAAAAAAAACTATTACATATGCAGAGTTGCCGTTATTAACACAAATACTGATCTATTAGATTGGATTAAAGAAAACTTTAAGGGATCAATAAGCACTCATAACAAAGGAGCAAAAAACAGAAAACCTTGCTATAAGTGGCAAATATTTGGAAAGGATCAAAAAGCTTTCCTGGAAAAAATAATTCAATTCCTTTTTATAAAGAAAAAACAAGCTGAATTGGTACTTAAATTAAGAAATACCGTTGGAAAAACAGGAAGACTTCTAACAGATGAAGTACTTGAAAAACGCAGGCAAATTTGGCTTAAATGCAAAAAACTAAACAAATTAGGTTAAATATCTTCGCCCCTGTCGCCCTCGTCTTTACGTTAGGGGTTCCAAGTCAATCAGAGCGGATTTAAAGCAGGCCAAGCAATGCCGTGTCAAGATACTCAAGATTAGGGGATTTCAAAGATCTATTTTTAAAACCTGCTCGTTTAGCTGCACATAGGTCATAACTAGCTAAACTATTACGGCGCCCTTAGTACCGTAAAAATCTATACGAGCATCGATATCTATTGCGGTGAGTTGCTGTGACGGAGGTGTAATTCCTGTATTACCGAGCGGTACCATTGCTGTATTAAGAGGATTATATCTTCTCATACGTAGCGTTGTTCCACCTTTAGAAGGCATTCTTTTTTTCATTGCCGGTATTTTATGAATCATTGATGGAACAGGTACGGAGAGAAGTTTATAGCTGAAAGACTGCTGAACTGGAGCAGGCAATACAGCTGTAGTGGTTATAGGCATAGTTTCTCCTAACCTAAACTTATAATATTACAACGTGTGGGTGGGCGATTCCCTTCCTGCCCGTGGGATGAGCGATGTCCCAGTCCGGCTCAGATATAAAAAAGTGGGTCGGCGAATCCCATACAGCCAACCCTATAGTACAAAATTGAATATTTTAGTTCAAGATCTTAATTTCTTGATCTTGCATCATTCATTTCTTTAAGAAGTTGTTCTTTAAGCTCATCTGTTAATCCATTTGCAAACGCGTTTGCTCTTTGCAGTGGTCCTTCACCCTGTTGAGGAGAAACACTTGCCAATGGTTGAGGTTTAGCGGCGTTTTTTTGAGCTCGTGCCCTATCTGCTTCATATTTATCTTCTCTATATATACCTAACTGCTTAATCATGGTATATGCAGAAACGGCTTGAGAATATAGATCTGCATTACTGCGTAACGTATCACCTATTTCAGGATAATCACGTACGAGAGCCTCAACGTTCTCTTTACTTACAACAGAGTCAAAATCATTATATTTTTGCTTTAAGCGCGTCTCGACTGTTGCTGATGTAGTAACTTGTTGATAATTTTTAAGTTGTTGCTCGAGCTTTTTAATCTTATTAGCAACTTTACCTAGGTGTTTTCCCTCTACAAAGTCATCTGCTCCTATATTTAAATCTTCATCATCGGGATCCGATTTTTGTGCTGGTTTTTCATACTGTTCTTTCATTTGTTGTACCAACCTATAAGCCTCGTCACGCTCCTTTTCAGCTCGTTCCTTACGAAGACGCATTTCTCGTATGTTAGCCTCTTTATAATCGGATTGCTCTTGTTGCACTTCCTCGTTAACTTCAGGCTTATCTTGTTCTTGTACTACTTCTTGTTCAGTAGCTTCTTGTATTGTGTTGTTCAATTCTTCTGTTTCCATATTATCCTTTCACCAAACAAGGAGAATCATCTTCTTCTCCATTAAGTTTTTTAGCTAATCTTAAAAGTGTGCCGTCACTAAACTCAAAAACATATTTCAATAAAGCTCTTTGTTCCTTTGGAAGATCTAACGAATTAGCAATTAACAAATCACATATATCTTTTGCAGGTATTACCCATAAAAACTCTAGAACACCCGCCTTCCTATTATATCTATAAACAGTCTGGTCCCATTCAGGGGTAGGGCAACTCTGACGGCCAGTAAAAAAATTTCTGATAACATTTTGCATTAGTCGTTCTTTTTTTGTGATCACAACTATGTAAAAATCACCATCAAAATCTTTCTTAGATCGAGCAATGCATTCATCGATATGCTTTTCATAGTCAGTAAGCTGTTCCTGCATTTGATCGGTTGGAGAATGTTTAAAATCATCAGATTTTTCTAAAAGCTCTAAGCTAATTTTTCCAACTGTGTCGCGTTTCTCTTCCATAAGGCTTCTCCTGCTAGGCTATATATTTTTCTTTATGATATCATAATTATGAAAGGCATCTAAGTAATTGCAGCGTATAAATAATCTTACCGAAAGGAGGTCAGCATGTTAAAACAAAGCATCTTATCGATTTCATTGTTAATATCGTTATGTGGAGGAAATATTATAGCAATGCAACCTTCATCTCGATATTCAAGACGAATGAAATGCATAAGAGACGAATATAAAAAACATAAAAGACGCCAGGAAGTAAGATCTAACGTTGATACGCAAACAAATGATGATGCCGGAGTTTGCTGCACACCCCAAACAGCAAACTCTATACTCACATTACTCTCAGGACTAGCAACGCTTATCGTTACGATTGTTAAGTTAGTTGCAAAGTAACCTTCCAAGTGGCTCATTGCTTCCTTTTGAGCCACTTTTATGTTATTGTTATACTAGTACTAATACTTCAAAGGATGTGTATGAGACTTATAAAATCTGTCATCATGTCAACATTATGCATGATGGCTATGAGTAGGCCGAATGATGTGAGTAACCATATCGAATACGCGCATAATCATATAAAAACATTAAAAGATCATATAGAAGAGCTCTTTAATAAAAAAAGCACGGTTACGATAAAGGATTTAATACAAAGAATAGATATTCTTATAGATAGAATTGATATACTCATCAAGGACGCAGCACAGAAATATCACAAAACACAGATGGAAAAATATACTGCTATGTTACGAGTACTTAAGTTCCTTAAAAAAGAAGCGTTTGAAGTGCGAAGAGTATTAGAAAAAAAATACTACTTTTTTCTAACCTTCGCACATGCGCTTAAAAAACTTTTTGATAAGCTAAATACAGCGTCATATCGCAATGCTATGATGAAAAGATTTAAAAGACTAAGATCACATCTATGCATAGAAGAACAAAAAGAATTAGACGAGCTTATAAAAACTCTAGGATCTATTAAGGACATCGTACCTAATAGTAAAATAAAAACGTTTATTGTTCTAAGAGCGTTATATAAAAGATGATCATCATGGGAGTAGATCCGGGCACCAGGTATCTTGGATATGGAGTACTTGAACACAAAAAACAAAAAACAAGATTAATTGAATCAGGTTGCCTTGATATCCACAAAAAAAAGAAACTTACTGAAAAAATTGGATGTATATATAAATTTGCACATGAGAAAGCTCAAGAGTATAACATAACAGTGCTTGCCCTAGAGACTCCTTTTCTATATAAGAACGCTTCAACATTTCTCAAGCTGGGATATGTTCGAGGTGTTCTTTATCTCATAGCCGATCAATTGCAATTCGAACTTCGCGAGTACGCTCCAACAGAAATTAAACAACAAGTAACTGGTTATGGAAAAGCATCAAAAGATCAGGTTTCTACTGTTGTAACAAGGCTATTTAATATTAAAAAACCACAAAGGGATGATACAACCGACGCGATCGCAATTGCCCTCTGTGGCCTGTGGAATAGAGTGTGATATTCAAGATCGTGACAAAACATCACATACTTAAACTGTGACAAAATGTCACGGTTTCTTTTTCTTAACTTTTTTAGCTTTTGGTGTTTTTATTTTTTTCTTAGCTACTAGTTACTCTTATAAAAAAGGAGACGGTAAAAAGACCTACCAACTTCTTGATAATTTACATCTAAAACCCGCCTCCTTTATAAAAAGGATATTCTACTTACCTGACAAGTCTCGTTCCTTCAAAGTACAGCCGTTCTTTTATCTTACTCTGACGTTTTTTGTTTTTTCGCATATTAGAGGGTCTACCAAGTATCGCATATGCTACTTTTTCGGCCTTCCCTTTGGCTCGTGGCATGACAGGCATAATATCTCCTAGTATTTTTCTGAATTGATTGGTTTTTTACGCTTAAGGTCGTCTTTAATTTGACGATCTACCCCGGTCATTGTATCATCCAATCCTTCAGGCATATTATAAGGTGTTTTTGGATACATCTTATATACGACTTGTTGTGGCAAATTTGCGACAGCAGAAGGATCTTCCCAGATCATTTTACTATCTTTTTCTTCTTGCATTCTACGTGGATTTGCACCTGCGTACATTCCATCGTAATAGCGTTTTTTTGCCATGGTTTCTCCTTGGAAACTGCCCAGATCGTGACATTTTGTCACGGACTGCAGCAAGGTTAACAACCTCTAACCAAAAGAGGTTTAATTCTTCCAAATATATCACATTCCAACATTAGCTGTAGCTAGTTTTTCTGCTTCTGCCATAGTATTCTTTTTAGCAGCTTCATGAGCCCTCTGATCACGCACATTTTCTTGTGTCATTACTCGAGATAAAGCTATTAATTTTTCAAGCTGTCTAATATCTACTTCTTCTATCTCTTTAAGAGCTTTAACTACATTAAGATCCGCCATGGCATTGTCTTTTTGAGCTTCTGCGTAGCGTTCTGTCGCAAATGCTTGGTTCTCTTCGACACGGCTAGCACGTTCTAATCCTAAGCCCTTATCTGCAATTGCTCTTGCTTGAGCTAACTCTGTACGAGCTTGTTGTTCCTCTAAGGTAGCTTGTAATTGCATCTGCTCCAATTGAGTACGTTGTTGCGCTGCTGCTTGTACAGCTTCAGTAAGTTTCTTTTTATTCTGCAAGGTAGATGCTTCTAACAACACTTCATCGGGTATCTGTACTCCTGCCTCACGCATTTGTAGCAACTGAGCGAATTGCATCTGCTTCTGCGTTGTGGTATTAAGACCTTCTTCAACAGCTGAATCATATCTACCGAAAGCTTTGTTATAAAACTGCGGAGACGGATCTTCTTCGATAATCCTTTTTACTTTTCCTGGAGTAAAATTACTTTGTACAATGTTCAACATCAATTTACCAAGTAACTTTTGAGATCGATCTAACTGATCAAAAAGTTTTTGTAGCGTGGTCAGCCCGGCACCCTGGCGCAACATAGCAAGTATACCGGCTTTCTCATCAACAGCTGAACCTAGCAACTCCTCGTTAACACCAGAAATCTCTTGCACTTCACGCGCTAATATTTCAGATATCTGTACAATGGAGGAATCAAACGCTGCGGGTGGTATACGCTCAACATCGGTCATTTGCGCTTCTTGCTTGAGAGCCAAACCTCTACCTTGTCCGCTAAGAAATACATCTTTAGGATTAACAAGAGAATCTTCTTTATACTTCCAACCGGAATTAATCTGACTTTCGAGTATATCAAGCTCAATAGCCTTTCTACGGTTATATAGAAACTGTGCATCTCTCAACCCTCTGACAACCCCTTGAACACGCCAAGGAAAATAAGGTATTTCAGGTGAATAATACGCAAACACTGGCACAAAAGGATAATTATCGATACCCATCGGATTAGGTCCATTGTACATCACCCTACCTTGTACGACGATCGCAACGTTAACCGTCGGAACTTCCTGGTCAATAATTGTGACTTGAGGGTAAACCCTTAGAAATTCTTTTAAAGCGTCATCATTATCTACTTTCCACTCGAACGTTTCTCCGGTTTGAGAATCAACCAGTACTTTTTGAGTGCGATAATCTCTGTAGTAATACTCATCGTATGCTAGAAGATTTTTAACTCCGGAATTATAATTTTCTGGCATAAACTGAAATTTATTATCTTTTGTATCGTTCCCTGAAAGACCTGCTATTTCATCTTTATAATCAGGGAGCAGAGAAATGCATTCTGATTTTGTTAGGAAAGAACGCTTCCAAAGACCCCTACAATCAGACAAATCTTGTTTTCTAAAAAATGGATCAATTAAAAAGCTATTGTAGCTACAATTATCAACTTTTATATTCCCAGAAACAGGATCAGAACGATAATCTACCCATACCTGTAGTAAATTCATACCTGTTATAAGCGCACCTTCGAATGCATTCGATATTGTATCGAGTGTGCCTTCTTGCTGATTAATCCACATCATAATTTTTGTAAACTGATCAGCTGTTAATTCGTCGCCGTTCTCAACCGGTACAACTATAGTAGATTTTCTATTCTTTCGCTGATAACCAGATATCATGTTTTTAACACGTTTTATACGGTTAAAGTTAAATTGTCTTCGCTTATTTAGCGGTAGATTACCGTATAGATCATTCCACAGGGTTTGATCTCCAGCTTCGAACCTTGTATCTGTATCAGCCTCTGACCAAAAGGCCTGATTGATGGATATCGCCTCACTATAAAAGGCCTCCATCTGCTCCAAGACCCCTCTATCTTTTGAATCGTAATACTGAGGCCCTATTTGAGGAAATAATGCCATTCTTCTTCCTTCCTAGTTAATTTTATAGGCTCGAGGGGATCAAAGGAGGAATTAAAACCCCTCGAGACCACTTAAACATAACTAGTTTAGAATGGTCAATTAATCAATACAAGGTTAATTGTTTTCCTTCCTCTTAAGATATGCGGCAGTCATGAACTCAATCGCTACAGCAGATATTGCCAATTTATGATAGTTAGCCGCTATTCTGATAGCCTCTGCTATATTTTTACCGTCATTTTCTACCATGTGCACTACAAAATTTAAAGCTTTAAATAACGTCGGATCACCGACATAGTGGCCACGCCATTGACCTTTATTT